GTCACCGGCCGCAATAACATCTCCGCCTTGATCGTCTCCACCGGCTCCATGCGGCCCTGGGGGGCGACCGGCGCCTACTTCGTCGTCGGCATCTCGACCGCCGCGCACAGCACCGCCCAGACCTGGATGCAGTCGACCTCGACCATGATGGCGATGGACGCCGGCTACCCGACCCGCGCCACCAACGTCTGCACGTTCCGCGCGACCTTCTCCACCGCCCAAGCGAACTTCGCGTGGAACGAGTGGGGCATCTGGAACGCCACCAGCACGGGCGACGCCGGCGCCTCCCTGCTCAACCGCAAGGTGGAGGATCCGAGCCTGGGGACCAAGACATCGGCGCAATCCTGGCAGATAACCGCCGACATCACCTTCACGACATAGGCCCTGGGGCCTGGGAGTGAGACGATGGACCTGACCTATAAGAGCTACGCAACAGAGATCAAGCCGGTCGAGGCGTCGCGGTCGATGCATTTTCTGATCTCGACCGACGCCGTGGACCGCGACAACGACGTGCTGGATCCGAAGGGGTGGCAGCTGGACAGCTACAAGAGCAATCCGATCGTGGCGTTTGCTCACGACTACAAGAGCCTGCCGATCGCCAAGTGCACGAGCATCGTGACGACCCCGAAGGGCCTGGAGGCGACGGCGGAGTTCCCGCCGAAGGGCGTCCACGCCTTCGCCGACACGGTCTACGACATGCTGAAGGCGGGGTTCCTGAGCGCCACGAGCGTGGGCTTCAGGCCGATCGACTACGAGCAGGCGACCGACCGCAAGGGGTTCAATTTCAAGAAGCAGGAGCTGACCGAGTTCTCGATCGTCCCGATCCCGAGCAACCCGCAGGCCCTGGTGCAGCAGCGCAGCGCCACCTCGGAGCAGGTCAAGGTCTGGACGAAGGACCTGAAGGACTGGGTGCTGAAGGCCGAGGAAGCCGTCCTGACGCATGCGCAGCACCGCCTCATCGGCCTGGGCGCGTTCGACGGCGTACAGCCCTGGGACAGCAAGCATGCCAATCAGAAGGCCTGGGACGCCTTCACGAAAGACTACGACATCGAAGCTGAATCGAAAGAACTCCCTGTTGCACGAGTAGCGAAGCTGCTGGCCCTGCATGGATTTACCGAGGAGGCCTCGCATTTGACCAAGGGCGACACCCAGGCGGCCCTGAACCTGAAGCAGGCGCACGGGGCCGTCATGGACGCTTACGCCAACGCCCACCACGCCGAGTGCGTCATGTCCAGCCTGTGCAGCGGCGGCATGGACGAGCCGGCGCAGGCGCAGGGGCGCGCCCTCTCGGGCGGGCACATGACCAGGGCGAAGGAAGCCCATGCGGCGATGACGCGGGCCAAGGGGCACGCGATGACCGCCGCGCAGCTGCTGGCCAACGGGTCGGGGGAGGCGGTGCCGAAGGACCTGGACGAGGCGGTGAAGAAGATCCTGGAGCGGGAGGCCGCCGACCGGCGGAAGGCCGAGGACAGCGCCATCGTCTTGAGCCTGATGGACAGCGACCCGAATCTGATCACCATGAAGGACGGGGACATGCAGGACGCCCTCGCGTCGTTTGGGCCAGCGCTGGCCGAGGCGATCGCCGGGCACACGCGCGACGCGATGAACAAAGTGCTCGGGCGCATCGACTAAACACGAATCACAAGGAGGGCTGGCAATGGAATTGACAAAAGAGCAACTGGCCGATCACATCAAGGGGGTCGTCCTCCCGCTGATCGAGGACAAGGTGGGCGCCGCCGTCAAGAGCGTCGTCGAGGGCAGCATGGCGAAGTCGATGGAGGCCTCCGGGAAGGCGTTCATGGCGCCGTTCATGGAGTCCATCGCCAGCCACCAGCAACCCAAGGAGCTGCGGCCCGAAGAGAAGGGCATGCGGTTCGGCAAGTTCATTCGCGCCTCCATGAAGGCGAAGATGAACCAGCGCGGGGTCGTCGAGATCCTGAAGGACTGGAAGGACGAGGCGATGATCGCCGACTTCGAGAGCCACGCCAAGGCGCTCGCGGCAAGCGACGCCACCGCCGGCGGATTCCTGGTGCCGCCCCAGTATTCCCAAGACATCATCGAGTTCCTCCGCGCTAAGAGCGTCGTGCGGCAGGCCGGCCCGATCATGATCCCCATGGCGACCGGCACGTTCCGCATCCCGAAGGTGACCGTCGGCGCGACCGCCAGCTACATCGGCGAGAACTCCGCGGCCCCCAAGACGCAGCAGACGTTCGGCAACGTGACCCTGACCTTCAAGAAGCTGGCGGCGTTGGTCCCCTTGTCCAACGACCTCCTGCGGTACAGCTCCCCTGGGGCCGACGCGATCGTCCGGGACGACGTCGTCAGGGCCATGGCGGACGCCGAGAACCGCGCCTTCCTCAGGAGCGACGGCACCTCGGGCAGCCCGCGCGGGTTCCTGAACTGGTGCCTGGCGTCGCAGCTGATAAACGGCAACGCCTCGGCCTCCCTGGCGAACGTGACCACCGACCTCGGCAGCCTGATCGTGACCCTGATGAACCAGAACATCCCGATGACCAAGCCCGCCTGGTTCTGGTCGCCGCGGACCTGGAACTACCTCATGACCCTGCAGACCACGAACGGCGTGTTCGCGTTCCGCGAGGAGATGATGAGGGGGACGTTCTGGGGCTGGCCGTACTACACATCCACGGCGGTCCCGATCAACCTGACCACCCTGAGCCGGAACGCCGAGTCGGAGGTCTACCTGATCGACATGGCGGACGTGGCCCTCGGCGAGAGCTTGAACCTGACGGTGGACGCCTCGCAGGAAGCGGCCTACACGGAGGGCGGCACCCTGGTCAGCGCCTTCCAGAACGACCAGACGGTCATCCGGGCGATCAGCGAGCACGACCTGGTGATGCGGCGCCAAGAGAGCATCGCCATCTTGCAGGGCGTCATCTACGGCAAGTAAGCGGATAACGACGACACGGACGAACCATCAGGGAGGAGACTATGATCAACAGAAACGTCACCAAGTCAGTGCCGGCCTTCTCGGGCATCGGGCTGGCGTACACCTGCTCCACGGGCGACTCGCTCAGCGGGGCGGCCATGAACGGCGCCATCGTCGACCGCCTGGGCCTCGGCGGGTCGGCCTACCCGATCCAGGTGCGCAAGGACGACCGCGCCCTCGTGGCGGCGCCCTTCGCCTTCGTGTTCAGCTCGGCCTTCACGACCGCAGCCGATCGGCTGATCCAAATCGAGTGCAAGCTGCAACACGGCGACAGCTCCGGGGGCGGCGACATGGCCAACCTCTCGACCCAGGACGACGCGACCGTGCGGACCTACTGGACCACGGCGCACACGACCGACATGCTCAACTGGACGACCGGCGCGCAGTACCTGCACAGCAACGTGGCCGACTACGCGCTGGACGGCGCCAAGCGGTTCCTGCGGCCCGTCACCACGGTCACGAAGAACTTCAAGACGACCGTCTCGGACGGGACCGACCAGCTGAAGGTCATCCAGGGCATCACGTTCGGGGAGTTCACCTACGCGCCGCCGACCGTGTTGAGCGGCACCACGGCGACCTCCACGGCCTAGTCCATGGAGCCGACGACTGCACAGTGGCGCGCGGGGACCGTCCCCGTGCGCCTCCTCAGACGGTGTCACCTGCCGAGCGGGGCGTTGGTCCTGCCGGGGGAGACCGTGACCGTGGAGCCGGAGATGGCCACGCTGTTGATCGACCAACGATTCGCCGAATCTGCCACCCCACCGCCCATGCCGGAGCGCAAAATGCAGACGCACCCCAGCATGAAGAAAGGGTAGGCAATGAATGAGACGACCACCCCCGTCAGCGGCCCGCTAACCCCAGAAACGCGACTCCCGACGAAGGGCGTCAACTTCGCGCACCCCTGCGCGGGCGTCACCTACGTCGTGGACGCCGAGAAGGCGATCGTCGACGAGTACCTGCCGGACGGCGTGACGCGACGCACGAAGGTCGCCATCGTCGGCTTCGCCATGTCCTCCGCGATGGACGCGCCGTGGGACAATCCTGAGTACTCCGTGTGGGGTATGAACCAGCTGTACCGGCACATCCCGCGGGCCGACCGCTGGTTCGACATCCACTACAACTGGAACGAGTTCGTCGTCGACGGGACGGACCACGAGGGGTGGCTCAAGAGCTTTCCAGGCCCGATCTACAACGTGGCGCGCATCCCCGGCATCCCGAACTGCCTGGCCTTCCCCCTGCAGGACTGCATCGCGATCGGCGCCGACTACTTCACCAGCAGCATCGCCTTCATGATCGCCCTCGCCCTGCGCGACGGGTTCACGACGATCGAGCTGTACGGGATCGACCTGGTCGTCGGCGAGGAGTACGAGTACCAGAAGCCGTGCGCGGAGTTCTGGCTCGGCGTGGCGCAGGGGCGCGGCGCGACGATCGGGCTGCACAAGAACACGGCCCTGCTGAAGCAGAGCTACCGCTACGGGTACGAGAGCGAGCCGCAGAGCCTGGTGAAGATGACCGAATTGCACCTGCGGCTGCAGTGGCTCCAGAAGGAGCGGCAGAAGCGCATGGTGGAGATCGCGAACCTCGACGGGGCGATGCAGGACAGCGAGATGTGGCTGGAGATGGCCACCCTGCGCAGCCGGCACGCGACCGTCGCCTACGAACCGCCGAAGTGAGGGGC